CGTGTTTTTTGCCTTATTTGCCTTACCTCCTATAACTGAACCATGAACATGATAAACGATACTTTGCTGTTTGTCAACCACTTTTTTAGCTTTTTTTTACTATTTGGCAAAATAAATTTATTATTTCCTATTAACCCTGTTTGGCATACCGATTTTGGGCACAAAAAAAGGCGGAGTAATGGCATTGTGCCGATTACCCCTTTACTACGCTGTTTTGCGGCCTCAATGCCGCTGGTGACCACCAGGCAAGTTGACCTGGTTTACTGTCCCATGTTTAACGCACTATAAATACTGGCTCCTAAAATCCCGCTACCAGCCAAGACGCCTATCAACAACCAAACTCTTTGAGATAGACTACTGTGCCTTGTGTTTATCAGTGCATGGCTTTCCTCGTTATGCTTTGCGTACTCCTTGTGGTCGTCCCTTATATCTTTCATATCACGGTGGTGTTGTTCCCTTTGGTCTTTAATTTCACCAACAAGGCCTCTATCGCCGTTGGCACCCACCAGTGTGGTTTTTAACTGTATGACTGTTTCGTGGGTTTCCACTGCTAGTTGCTTGGGTGTTTTATCTGCCATGCTGAACTCCTAACTGGTAAAATTAAGACTATTTATGATAAAGGTACCAGTCCCTTATGCCCCTGAACGAATACGCTATTACAACAGCTACACCAGTGGCCATGCCTATACTTCTGGCCATCTCAAATGTGGCCCTGTCGGCGGTAACCAAAAAGATTTCGCTAATCGCATAGCCTAGTTGTAGGCCCAGCACCAAGCGTATGGCCAGTTGGTCGTCCATATCCCAATGCTTACCAATATTGGCACATACCAGCAATAGCCCGTACATCAGGGCCACAAAGCCGCCGCCCGCAAAGGCCACCACGGCCAGTTGCCAATCCAATATCCAACCGTCATAAAAGAAGTTGCCGCCAAGTTCGGCCCAATCCAGCCTTATACTTCCCGTCATACCAAATAGCTGTGCGGCCAGGGCATGCCCGCCCTCATGTATCGGTAGGGCCATGGCGGCAAACACGACAAGGCATGCAAAGAAGTTTGCCATCTTTGCCGCAATTGCCTTAAACCCGTGCGGTGCCGTCACCCCACCATCACCATCATAAACTCGGGTGTAAATTCTTGTGCGGCACTGTAAATGGCGTTAAGGGCACCACCACTAAGCTGAAACACCTGTAATTCAACATAGTCGTTTACAGACAAGTCATACACAGTAGAGACGTTGTTAAAAGCGTCACCGCCTACGGCTCCTGTCTGAAAAGCGTTGCCACCAATTAAGGTGCTGCCGTTCAAATATATGTAAGCCTCTCGTTCACCCGTGGCGTTGACAGTCCATTGTACCTGGCCGACAATCAAATACTTGCCCGCAGTCTTGCAAGTCAAGCGGCTGTTATTGACGGCGTTATCGTGAATACTGTCGTTATCGTAGCGTTCAGAATTAAACGCAAGCGTCGTTACCGTGTTATGGTTCACGTTCTGGTTTGCATTATGGTAAACACGGGCTGCTGGTGCTGGGTGCAAAAAAGTTAAGTTATCACGTATGTGTGTATTCATTATGGCGGCGGTAACCAATTCACCAACCACCCAGGTGCGTGGTGCAGTCCAAGCCATTACACTAACTCCTCTTTATGGGCCTTGTTCTCGGCCTCAAGTTTGGCCAGGCTTTCGCCAAGGTACCAGTTGCGGTTATCAATAGGCCGCACAAGCAATATGGCCTCTATTTTGGAATGGTTACGTGGGTATTCCACACGGCGTAGCTGGTTCCCGTGCCCATCGTTCCAACAGCTTTGGCACATAAACAAGCCCTCGTCCCAGGCCAACTCGGCCCCTTTGCACTCACAATCAACCACCCAACGCCCGTGGTTAATGCGGGCCTTAAGCGGCGGGCTCTTACTACAATCCTCTGTGGTAAGTCCAATTTGGGCTTCTGGTGTTAATATGCCAGTTAACTGGTGACGTCGCAAAACTAATTGCCGCTGTGGGCCAAAGGCCATACCGTAGTGTAAATTACCAGTTATCATATTTAATACCCCAACCAAGTATTGGTACCCAATTCGCTAAAGCCAACGGTGCCCAATATCCAATATCCTTGCTCGTCAGCGTTGCTTAAATCCCACCAAACCGTCCAGGTACGATTTACCAAGTTAATGTCCTGGGTTACACCCTCAATATAATAGTCCTCATCAATGTCGGCATCATTGCGGCGTAAGGTAATGCGGTCACTAATGTCATAACCCAACAGCTTGGGCCACAGGCCAGCGGGGTCACGTTCCCCAATAACCTTTAACTTGCGTGGTGCCAAGGCTGGGTCTTTGAACCGTTTTAACAGGTATTGAGCCTGGTCAAGTGCCACATTATCATCAATCATTAACAGGCCCGTGCGGCTTAAACTACGCTTGCCGTAATCGATTTGGCTTGCGGCACCGGTAGCCGTTTGCTGGTCGCCACCGTCACGGGTTATGTTTACGTCATTATAAATGTAATCATCGCCAAACTTGGGTTCCATACCGTGGTAAAAGTTCTCACCCAAGTCGTCACCAAATACGGCCAAGCTGGTTGTATGGTTAAGCAATCTGTGGTGTCTATCCTCAAATTGCACATCACCATCACCAGCCACATAGATGATGCCCAACTCGCTTTTCTGCAATGTAAAAAGATGTTCCATTGCTTTTAAGTCGGCTATGTCACCCGTGGCTTGCATGGTGCTTTTGCCAGCATCAAGGTCACGCCCTATGTTGGCACTTAATTTATCCAGTACGTTGCCAACCCTGGTGCCGCTTAACTCTTGGGCAAACCCTACGGCCTCGTTCAAGTCCAGACGTGACAAGTTGCTTATGAGGTCAGAACTCGTTAACTGCATTACTGGCACCAAGCCGCCCGTGGCACTTAACCACCTGGGTGTCCAATCCTCACAATAACCAGTGTAAAGGTCGTAATCAATGCTGTTATAATTGGCCCTTACGTTTAATCGCTTGCCAGGTTTTATATTTGGCGTGTATAAACCACTGGTGTTGTTGGGCCAATAGTTGCCCTGCAAGTTGATTAGTTCTATGGTTGCGGTGCCCGCCTCCATGCGGTCAAGGTCATGGCTACGGCCACGGTGTATATTGATACGCCGCACATCGCCAGTAATTTCACTCCATGTTGGCACAGCCGCAAATGGGGCCGTTGCAAAAGCAACCCGCACAGTTATGTTAGGAAGGCTCACGATGTTATTCCTTGCGTTTGTATGGCTTTACTTTTATGTTGACCATGACCACACCACTGGCCAGATAAGAGGATTGCTTTGCCGTAGTTGTAATATGGGCCTCGGCTTGTTGGGCGATAATAAAAATGCTTTGAATACATTTTTGGCCTATTTGAATAAGTAGGCTCATACTAACCCCGTGGTAACATTGCGGATTTGCACGTCATTTAAGCCTTGCCGCACCACCTCAATAAGGTCGTTATCTGACCGCACCGAACCCTCAACGTTCAAGTATATGTTAACACCACCGCCGCCCAGCCCTGGCAACGCTGTGGCCCCAGGGGCCCCGCTTAATGGCACAATGGCCTCTGGCCCGCTTTCACCAACCATGGTAAAAGTCGGGGCCGTAACGATTGCACCATCGGCACCGCCGAATATGGCTTTTATGCCTGTTGTAATCCAGCCAGTTACAAAAGACAAGCCTGTGGCCAGTTTGTCAATCAGCCACACAACAGCGTCAATTATGGGTTCTAACAGTTCCAGTATAACGGTTAATATTAAAAACACAGGTTCAAGTAACCGCAGTAAGGGTACAGCTATTTGCCCCAGGGCACCCAGCAATTTCATCATGGGTGCCAGCACGGCCATCACGAACCGAAACATCATCTTAAAAGGTATTGCGTCCAGTAAGTCAATAAACAGGCCCACCAGGGGTGGCAATAGCGTACTGACAAGTTCGGCTATTTCCTTTATAGGCAATGCCTTAACCAGGTCGGTAAATATAGGTATCAGTTCCTTAAGTATGGGCATAACGGCCTTGGCCAGTTCGTTCATTAAGCCGCTAAAGGCACCCTGCAAGCGGGTGATATTGTCATTAAATAGGGCGGCACTATCGGCGGCCTCCTGGTCAAACACCAGGCCCAAATCGTGGGCCTCCTGCCTCATATCGGCCATACCCTCGGTGCCTTGTTCCAGCATGGGCAACAGGTCGGTGCCAGCACGGCCAAACAGTTCCAGGGCGGCGTTTTGCTTGGCCAGTGGGTCGTCTAGGCTGGCTATGGACGCCGCCAACATGTCAAACGTTTCCTCTGGACTTTTGCCAGCAAAGTCGTCCAGTGTTATGCCCAATGTGTCCATTACATCAGTAGCGGTGCTTAACCCTTGCTTGGCATCATCAACAAAGCGGGCCATCTTTTTCATGCCCGTCTCAAAGTTCTCAAGGCTACCGCCGCTTAAGTCCAGGGCATGCCGCAACTCGGATAGGCTTTCAGTGCTAAAGCCCGTGCGTATGCCCATTTTCTGCACGGCATCGCCAGCCTCGGCAAAACTTTTCACACTGGCTATGCCCATGCCAATGGCCGCCGTACCGATGGCGGCCACGCCAATGCCAAGGCCCTTGGCGGCCTTGCCTATCTTTTTTAATACGCCACTGGCTTTGTCCTTGCCAGTAACAACAACTTGTACCTCTGCTTTTTGTGCCATTACTTCACTTGCTTAACGATTATTCGCTGTAACTCAAACAAGGCCGTGGCTGTTAGCAGTTCGCCCACCTGTTCCCTGGTAATTTCAGGGTAGTTAGGCTTTAACATGGCATGTACCAGGGCCTTGGCCACCTTGGCCCTGGGATTGGTCATTAGTTCAGTCCAGTTCTGGTTAAACTCCTCCTCCACCACTTCCATCATGTTAACGTTAAGCGTGGCCAGCTTGTATGCTTTGCCATCGCCCAGCGTTATGGTGCTTGCCTTTGCCTTGGTAGTCATTGCGTCTGTCACCTCCGCTAATTTGGGCAACTGGCCCACAAAATGGTCGGGCTTATATTGCCGCTGTTTGGTGCTGGCCAGTATGCACATTACCTGGCCCAGCCTGTGCTCTATTTTGTATATCTCAAGGCCCCGCTGGTAATCCAGTAATATGCACAGGGCCCTGAACCGCCTTATGGGCAACTGGCCTATGTATTCAAGTGGCCAGCCCGTAGAACTGGCCACCCTTACTATTGCTTGATTTAGCCGCATCACCTCACCTGATTAAGTTGTGGGTTCCTCTAAACCATGTATGCCTTGGAACGTGTAACTATACATCACCATACCGTCAATACTACTGGCTGGTGCACGGTTGGTTATTATGGCACTACCACGCCACATCTGCGTGCTGGTGCTACTTTCCTGCAACTCAAGCCCGATAACCGTTCCCTTGCCCAACGGCGGCCCGTCCTTAAAGCCGCTAAAACTACCACCCCATTGGTATTGAGTAACAGAGAATACCTTGTTTTGGCCATCGCTAAAGCTGGTGGTGTCCTGTACGCTTACAACATCGTCAATGGCCCACTCACGCACGCCCACAATTTCATTGGCGGCCACAATGGCATCAAGCCACATGGTAGCGGCACCAGGGTCATTGGCCTGTAATTTAAGGCCCACGCTGATGGGTGCCGTTGCGGCACTAAAGGCACCATCAACCACAGGGCAACGGCAAAACTTCCAGGTGTCGGCAACCAGCACGGGCAAACTACATTGCACCTCTGGACTGGCACAGTTGGCATGGTTATCAATTAAAATGCGGTAATCGTCAGCCGTATTGATGTTAACACTACTTTTGGCCCAGCAATACAGCACAGCCAAGTTGGCCATTGTGGCCAATGATATAACCTCGGTGGCCAGTATGTCGCCCACCGCCAGCCCAGCCGCTTGCACAAACTTGGCACTACCGCTACCCACCCTGTAATCGGTGTTGTCCAGGGTTGCCGTTACATCGGGGTCAACGCTTTCGTTCCATGCGTCCTCGCAGTCCTCAACCACCATAGTGCTAACAAATACATTGCCGCCGTAACCCGCTATTCTAGCCATGGCAATTTCCTCCTAGTATATTATGCGGTGGGTGCAGTTAAAGCACCTGTGCCCTGGAACGAGTAATTGTAGGTAACGATGCCATCAACGCTACTCCCGCCGCTACGGCCCGTTATGATGCAGTTACCCGTCCAGTAGGTAGTAGCGGTGCCATCAACCTCACGTAAAGACAAGGCCACCACGGCACCCTTGGCCAGCGGGGCACCATCTTTGTAACCGTTAAAGCTACCACTCCACTGGTTTTGCCCAGGTATAAACGTTTTATCCTGGCCACCATCGTACCCGCTACTTTCCAGTGCATTG